TTAAAGGGTTAATTTGATTGTAAAGGCGGCTTAAAGCCGCTATTTCCCTACTTATCATATATTTATATATATGGATATCGAAGAACTTTTTAATTTATTTAAAGTCCCTGAAGAGGAAAAAGATGAAAGTGTTCAGATGAATTTATCTGAATATCCAGCTGTATGGATGGGAATGTTTAAGAAATTAATAATAAATTATCAAACATTTAGCCAACAATTACTTAAGTTTTTTGAGACTTCAGACCCGAAATTAGATACAGAAGACATTCATAAAGCTGGGTGTTATATGGTATTCAATAGAGCTTTAGAGAATTTATCTAAAATAGAAATTGATAATTCTTTTCATATTGAGTGCCTTAAATTTTACGCTGATAAAGACTTTAAAAAAGCCCTTACTCTAGCTATAGATTATTTTATCTCTGAAGAGGAGTATGAAAAATGCTCTTACCTCCAGAAAATTCATGATATAATAAACCTTTCTTAAAAATAGCTTGGCTTTTATAATTCTATTATTTACATTATAACTACGAGTTATGAAACAAATAATAAACGTAGAAGAAAGAGAATGTGATAAGGTGACTACGGGTAATGAAACATCCTATTAAAATAATATAATATGAAAAATAAAGACAATGTATTGCATCAATTAGATAAAATTGATAGTATAGCTAACCAATTAAACTTCACTGTTAGAAATCAACAACCACTAGAGACATATGTGGAACTCTTAGATAAATTAAGAGAAACTGTAGAACAAACTCGTTTATTTGTTGAAAGTGAACCTCAAGCCTATAATTAATATGAGTTTAACAGCTGAACAAATTCAACAAAACTGGATAGATTTAGAGGAAACTATCAAATCATTTATTAGTGAACCACGATGTTCACAGTTACTTGATTTTTACTCTAACTACTCAGAACGTCTTATGTTAATGCCTGCAGCTCATAAGAAAGAATATCATAATGCTTTCCCAGGTGGCTACGTAGATCATGTATTACGAGTTATTGATTGTGCTCTTAAGTTAAATGATGTTTGGGTTGAAATGGGGGTAGACGAGTCTACTTACACTAAAGAAGAATTAGTATTCGCAGCTTTAAACCATGATTTAGGCAAAATGGGTGATGAGCAACATGATGCTTACATCCCTCAGGATGACCAATGGAGACGAGACAAATTAGGTGAAGATTATAAATTTAATGATCGTTTAGAATTCATGTCAGTACCAGATCGTAGTTTACACTTACTGCTTTCTCATGGTATTCAGATGTCTAAGAATGAATGGTTAGCAATTAAATTACATGATGGTTTATATGATGATGCTAATAAACCATATTTAATGTCTTGGTCACCAGAAACTAAGCCTCGTACTTCATTAATTTATATTATTCATCAAGCTGATTTAATGGCTGCTCGTATTGAATTTGAGCGTGAATGGAATCCAAAATTAAAAGGTGAAGTTAAAAAGAAAGTTAATAATTTTAGTCTAACTACTGAAAAGAAAACTTCTAAACCAACAATTAAAACTAAAACATTAAGTTCAATTGAAAGTACAGGACTAATGAATATGTTAAATGATTTATGATAATACTAACAGTAATATTAGGAATAATGGTCGTGATCTTAGGATACACGACCTTTAATCTTCTTAAAAAGAATGAAAGACAAGAAGACATTTTAGCAGGTTATATGTCTTATCTTAATAAAATATCAGACACAATTAAATTTGCTGATAAAAAACTTAAAGAAATAGATGCTAGAGGTTCATTTGAATCTGATGATGAAGTAGGTTTTTTCTTCAAACAAATAAAACAAATACAAGAAGTATTAAATAATTTTAAAATTAAAGATTTATGATTGAGGTGAAAGCTAAGAAAAAATCCACTCAATATTTTACTCAAGATACTGAGGATGCTATTGTGTCATATAATAATACTACTGATTTTGAATTAAAAGATAAAATATATCGTGAGCGTATTCATTATGCATTCTTTAAATTAACAGAAAATATTATCCATACTTTTAAATTTTATTACACTGAAGTAGATAATATTGAGGATTTACAACATGAAGTAATAACATTTTTACTTTCCAAAATCCATTTATTTAACCCAGCTAAAGGAGCTAAAGCGTATTCATATTTTGGTACTATTGCTAAACGTTATTTAATTATTACTAATACTAAAAATTATAAAAAACGAGTAGATAAAGCACCTATTGAAGAAATTGAGTCAAATGAAGACTTTTCATACACAATTGAGGACGGGTCAGCCCAAGATAAATTATCTAATTTTATAGATGAGTATGTAATACATTGTACTAAAAATATTTATACTTTATTCCCTAAAGAAAATGACGCTCAAATAGCTGATGCTATTTTAGAATTATTCCGTAAGCGTGAGAGTATAGACATTTTTAATAAAAAAGCACTGTATATATACATCCGTGAGATTATTGATGCTAAAACCCCTAAAATCACTAAGATAGCCGATAAATTATATGTTATATTTAAACAGCATTATTTTTTCTATTTAGAAAACGGATATACAGATTTCCATCATTGATATTTATAAATAAAATAAATATATGAGTAATGGTTTAGATAACGTTGTTTTTGGTAAAAAGAAATTCTCTGATTTATTAGAGGAAATCTATGACAATCAAAAAAAGAAAGAAAAACAGATATCTATATTAATTTCTGAGTTAAAACCACTTGTACAAAGTATAGGTGACGCTACCCTTATTGTTCCTTTAATTAAAGAATACTTAGAAATAAGTGTTAAAAATGATGAGCAATTAATTAAAATGGCTACTATCATCCAACGTATTATGAATAATAATGCTAATAACACTGATGGTGGGTTTGGTATTTCTGAAGAAGAAAAACAGCAATTATTAGCTGAAATAGATAAATTTAAGACTGAAGAATAATGGCTACTGGGTTAAGTGGGTTGTATGGTACTGAAAAGCAAAACCGAGATGTTAGTCGAGGTGGTGGAGGTTCTTTACCTATTTTCGGAGCTAGAGTTAGAGATATTATACTAGATAATAATCATAATTATTTTGTAGCTGCTGGAGAATGGAACGCTATTGGAGCTATAATGTTTGAATCAGCTAAAGCCCCAATTTTATCACCTCCAGGTCAATCAACTTCAGCTGCTCCTGTAATTTTTGCCTACCCGTTATTTCCTAATATTAAACAATATCCTTTATTAAATGAGATAGTGGTTGTTATGTTCCTACCAGATTCAAACATACAACAAAATTCTACATCAGGTAAATATTATTATTTACCTCCAATTAACATATGGTCTAGCCAAATCCAAAACGCTATCCCAGGTTTAGATGATCTACCAGTAACTCAAAATAAAAGTATAGATTTAATTAGAGCTGGTTCACCAAATATAGTTAATAATAATACTAATAATTCAATATCTTTAGGTAAAAATTTCACAGAAGGAAGTTATAACCCATTATTACCTTATGAAGGTGATGTTATATATGAGGGTAGATTTGGTAACTCAATAAGATTTAGTTCCACAACTCAAGGAGCTATAAATAACCAATGGTCAACAACTGGTGACAATGGAAGCCCAATTTTTATAATAAGAAATGGACAAGCTCCAACATCAGTTGATTCATGGGTCCCGGTGATAGAAGATATAAATAATGATTTATCCTCAATTTATTTAACATCTACTCAACAATTACCATTAAATATATCTAGTTTAAATGATTTCTCATTTTCTAAATCAACTCCTCCTATTGACCCAAAACAATACGCCGGAAACCAAATCATATTAAACTCAGGAAGATTAGTATTTAATGCTAAATCTGAATCAATATTAATTCTAGCTAATAAATCTATTCAATTATCATGTAATGAAACATTAGGAGTAGATGCTAAACAGATATCATTAACAGCAGATACTGTTTACTTAGGCTCATCTGAGGGAAATGAAGGAACAAGACTCCAATCAGTTGTATTAGGTGAGAATTTAAATTTTGTATTATCTGATATAGCTACATTTTTACAAACACTTAGTATAGCGTTTAAAACAGCTACTGATAGTAATGGAGCACCTATTGTATCTTTACAATCTATAGCTTTTGAAGCTGATACTTTAAGTAATGATATCACTAATATAGTTAATAATAAAAATTTACTTTCAAAACAAGTTAAAACAGTTTAATTATGCCTAAATTTAATTTTAGTGGAACATGTCGTGATAGTCTTGGGAATGCTTTACCTGGTGTAAAAGTAGAAGTCGCCATTGGTGGAATTGGAGGTTCAGACACAAGTAAGGTTGATGGTTTTTTTAATGTGCAAATCGATACTAAAAGTGTAATACCTAGAACATTAGACTCAGCGTCAAATGGATCTCTTTCATATAATTATGACCAATATATTAAATCAGGTCAACTTCAACTTGCAAGTCAATCACTTGTTTTTACATTTTCTAGACCTGGTAAAGAAACAAGAAGAATAGTTAATCCAAAATTAGGTAAAGGAGCTGATAATACATCTTTTACTCTTAATCCTGAGTTTAAAACATATATTGATCCTAAATATGGAGGAGTATTAAATCTTAAAGGACTTTATAAATCAGGTAAATGGAAAATTTCAAGTATAGCTCAAGGAGATAAACAAACTATTATTGATGAAAACATTAAAAATGTTTATGAGTTTATTAAAAATAATCCTAGAAATACTAGATTAACTATTAAAAGTTCAGAATCTCGAGTTCCTAATAATGATAATGAAGAAGGATCTAAAAGAGATTTTAGTAAGGTAGGTTCATTAGCTTTAGCTAGAGCTGAAAATTTAAAAGAATATATTATTAAATATCTTCAAGAGTTATCTCAAAATGATCCTAATTTTGAGATGCCTAATATAATTATAGATAACCCTATACAAGGACAAGTTCCATGGCCTGACACTGATAAAAATAAAAAAATAATAGGGGAACAAAAACCAGTTGATGATGAAGGAAATCCAATCACTAACCCAGCTAATCTTCAAAGATATACTGAGGATCAATGGGTTAAATTATACGCTGAGTTAATTATTACTAAAACAGGTTGTTTAGGTACTGGATTTATAATATTTGATGTTTTTGTAAAAGGTCATGGTTGCAATGGAGCTGTATATGAAGTTAGAGCAAATGGAGTACTATTAAATAGGGATGATGGACAACCATTCGCCAGTTTGAATAATTTCCCATCAGAATTTAGAACTACTGATAACCCCAACCCAGCTAGCGCATCATTAGCCCCATTTGTTCAAAAATATGATAATATTAAAACTGGGTATCATAGAGAAATATCAAAAAACTCAACTACTAAAGAAGAAGGAAGATTTAAAATCTTAAAACTAAACTCTGTTTTTCCAACTCCTGTTAATCCTATACCTATCACCCAAATCCCAGTTGTTGATAATGCTCAAGGACCTAGATATAATAGATTTATTATAACACCAGATGTATTTAAAAAGATTAAAGAACAATCTGGAGAAGAAATTATTAAATTTGATATAAGATGCTCAGGAATGGTTGGCCCTAATAATAAACCAATCCCCGTAGCTGGGTATGGATTAAATTGCCATGGTGATTTAGGTGACTTTAACTTATATAAATTAACCCCAGATTCAAATGGTAAATTAATTGTAACCTACACAACTGGGGTTCTTAGAGGAACTACCCCAACTACTAGAGGAGTAGATCTTTATTTATTTAAATTTGATCCTTGTACTGATAGGATAGTAGAAAGAAATGATACTGTTTTCAATACTGTTAAAATAGATGACAATCAGGATAGTGATATTAACCTAAAATAATAGAAATTATCTTAAAAATTCATACAATTCCTCAGTATAAATTGAATCAATAATATAACTTTCTTCACGTTTAAAAACAACTCTAAAGATTTCACCTGTCTTAAGACTTTTAAAATCATATCTATGGTATGTTCCATTTTGATTCCAAAACAATGAATCAGCAGTTTGATAATAATTTTTACCTTTAAAAATTGTAGAATCAATACCTACAAATTTAATTTGTATAGCTTTTTCATAAGCTTTCCAATCTTTTAAATTTTGCTCACATTCTGTAATTTGTGATTTACATGATAAAAATGAACAAAATAATAAACCTGTGACTAATATCTTTTTCATAACCTTTATTTATATAATAAATATAATAAATATAACTTGGAAAGCCAAACAAAATCCCATACCTTCCGCATATTTATTATAAATAACAAAACATGAGTACACCTATATTTAAAGTTAGTGATGGAAGTACAATTACGTTTAAAAAACGTGGTCCTGAACTATATGCTGTACTCTCTACACCTAGTGGGCAAGTCATCAATGGCCCATCAAGGATGAGTAATACTGAGGAATCAGCTGCTAGAGAAATATTGTTAGCTAACAATATAGTTGATCCTAATAATGGTGAACCATTACCTTACACTATTGAAGGGACTCAAGATCAAGCTGATCCAAACAGTACAGGAGATATATATTCTTCTGAACTACCAAGGATAACATTATATGATGCCCCAGACAACACAGCTTTAAATATAGCTAAAACTAACCAAGAAATATTAAAACAAGATAATGAAGCTTTAACTCAAACTTTAAACTCAGAGTTACCACCTGAAGTTAAATTTTCTAATTTTGTAAATGAGCAAAAAGCAACAATTAAAAAAAGATTAATTCCGTTTGTCATAGATTTAATAACACCTATGGCTCCACAAATTATTCCTTTAGTAGTTTCTAATTTAGGTATAAGTGGAGATACAACAGTTGACTCATTAAAATCATCAGCTAAAGAAAAAGCTGATGAAGCTAAACAAAAAGCTAATGATGCTAAAGACGCTGCTAGTGAGGCTAAGGATAAAGCTAAAGATAAAGACGCTCTAAAAGCAGCCGCTTTAACAGCTTCACCTACTATATTAAGTTTAATTCCTGTAGACCAATTAACTAGTTTAATAAACTGCCCTTCATCAGCTGTTATACAGTCAATTATTAAAAAGCGAAATTTATTAGTCAACCAGGTAAATGGTATTTATAAAACTACATCTACTTTAACAAAAGTATTAGGAATAACAAGTACTGTTCTTTCAACAATCCAACTTGGTATTCAATTAGCTAAATCTAACCCATACCCAGCTACTGGGGTACCTCCTTTAGGTTTACCTCCTCTAACATCTGGAGCTCAAACTACTATAGCTTCTTATGTAGCTAAATTAGAAAATCAACTTAAAGTTATAAATAAAAATACTAGTACTATAACTATAACTGTAGGGTCATTTAGTATTTTACTAGGTACTATTTTGAAATTTTTAAGTGTATTAGATGTTATAATACAATATTGTGCTGAAGATCTAGAAATGGATTTTGAAGCTGTGAATGATGAGATTAACGCCCTAGCTAACCCTACAGTAGCTGCAACTCAAAATAGTAATACTAATACTTATAAAGGATTTACTTTAGGAGTAAAAATTGATGAAACCAATGAAAGTAAGTATATTAGACGGTATGCTGTCGCTCAAAATAAACAGGGTATAGATGTGTTAAGAACAGATTCATCATTCGCATCTGACCCAGCAATATTAATATCTCAATTAAAATTTATAATAGATTCAAACCCTAATATAACAGCTGAATAATCAAATATTTATAATTATATGAAAATCGATAGTTTAAAAAAATTAATTAAAGAAGCAGTACGTGAAGCAATTCAAGAAGAATTAAAAGATATTCTACTTGAAGCAGTTAAATCACCTAAAACAATAGTGCAGGAGACATATACCCCTACCTCTACTCACCAACCAGTATCATTTCAAACATCTGGAACTACTGTGAATCATGATCTTAAACGTAATTTAAGAAATATGATTGGAGGTGAATTTGATGCTACAATTACTGCTAATTCATCTCATGCTCAACCTACTTACACTCCCCCACCTGTTAACACAGCTGGTGAGGGATCAAGTTTACCTGGTGGTGAAGTAAGTTTAGATCAAATTATGGGAATAATGAGTAATAAATAATGGCATATAGAGTACCAAATATAGCCCCTATAGATTTAAATCCAAGAAAAGCAGTTGGAGTATCAATTCCATTTGATGGGAATGCTGTCTTTAATTCAACATATACTACAGATAATCAGATTCAATCAAATTTAATAAATTTTATTTTAACTGATAAAGGTGAACGGATACAAGATCCTACTTTTGGAACAAATCTTAGATCATATGTTTTTGAATCTATAACAGCTAACACTCTTCAATCATTAGAACAGTCTGTATTAGCTGATGTTAGGAGATATTTTAATAACACTATTAATATACAACAATTTAAAATAGATGTCAATTACGATGAAAACACAATTACAGCTACTTTAACATACAATTATTTAAACAATCCTATAACATCAGTTAGAATAAATTTATAACACATGGCCGAAAATAGAAGTATTTCTTATATAAATAAAGATTTTAATGAATTAAGATCATCCTTAATTGATTATACTAAAACATATTTCCCTGACACTTACAATGATTTCTCAGCTACCTCACCAGGTATGCTATTCATGGAGATGGCTTCATATGTTGGGGATGTTTTATCATTTTATTTAGATAATCAAATACAAGAAAACTTTACTCAATTTGCTAGACAACAAAATAATTTATTAGCTCTAGCTTATATGATGGGTTATAGACCTAAAGTAACTTCAGCTGCAGCAACTAGAGTTGAGATATATCAACAAGTCCCATCTATTCTATCAGGTAGTACATATGTACCTGATTTTAGCTTTACTTTAAATATTTCTGGAGGATTACAATTAAGTTCACCATTGTATAATCAATCTAATTTTTTAATTGAAGATCCAATTGATTTTTCATACTCTAGTTCTTCTGATCCAACAAATACTACTGTTTATCAAATAAATGGAGGTATTCCTGAATATTTTCTTTTAACAAAAACTAGGAACGCTATATCAGCTGATATACAAACAACTACATTTTCATTTGGCACTCCAGAAAGATTCCCAACAGTTGAGATAAATAATAACAATATCATCAAGATATTAGATATTACTGATAGTGATGGTAATAAATGGTATGAAGTTCCTTATTTAGCTCAAGAAACTATTTTTGATAGTATTAAAAACACTAACATAAATAATCCAAATTTAAGTGATGATAATGATACTCCTTATCTTCTTCAATTGAAAAAAGAACCAAGAAGATTTGTCACTAGATTTTTAAATGACACAACATTACAAATTCAATTTGGAGCTGGAACTACTACTCAAAATAATGATGAAGAGATAATACCTAATACTGATAATGTTGGTTTAGGTTTACCTTATAAGCAATCAAAATTAACAACTGCTTTTTCTCCATCTAATTTCTTATATACTGATACTTATGGTATAGCTCCATCTAATACCACATTAACTGTTAGATATTTAACTGGAGGAGGTGTAACAGCTAATGTTGATGGAGGAACTATATCTACTATTACTAATGCTAATACTAATGTTAAATTCATTAATACATCACTAGACCCAGTACAAGCTCAATATGTATTTAATTCATTATCAGTTCTTAATATCACAGCTGCTACTGGAGGTCAAGATGGAGACACAAATGAAGAACTTAGACTTAAATCATTATCTTCATTTACTACTCAATTAAGAAGTGTAACTCAAGATGATTACTTAATCAGAGCTTTAAGTATGCCATCTGATTATGGAGCTGTATCTAAAATATATATAGAATCAGAAAAAATATCTAATTTACTACCAGGTGAAGTTCCATCTGTGTTAAATTTGTATGTTTTAGCTTTTGATAATAATAAAAAATTAAAAAATGCCTCAACAGCTTTAAAACAAAATCTATCAACTTATTTGTCACAATATAGAGTTATAAATGATTCTATTAAAATTAAAGATGCTTTTATCATTAATATAAAAGTAGATTTTGATATTATTGTATTACCAAATTATAATAATAATGAGGTTATAGCTAAATGTATAACAAGTTTACAAGATTATTTTAATATAGATAATTGGCAAATTAATGAACCTATATTGTTAAAAGACACATATATTCTTTTAGATAAGATTGAAGGAGTTCAAACTGTTAAAAATATAAACATCAGTAATATTAGTAATGGTTTATATTCATCTTATTCCTATGATATGGTTGGAGCTAATAAAAATGGTGTAATTTATCCTTCTTTAGACCCTATGATATTTGAAGTAAAATACCCTGATGTTGATATAAGAGGTAGAGTTGTACCTTTATAATTTTAAATATTTATTATAAAAATGGCTGTTTATAAAATTTTCCCTGAAAAAGACGCTACAATATACTCAGAGTATCCTTCTAAAAACACAGGATTAGATGAGATTTTAGACACATCAGTATATTTAGATGCTGATCTTAATTCTCAAAAAAGTAGATTTTTAATAAAATTTCCCTCTGATGAAATAATTAGTGTTTTTGACAATTATATAGATCCAGAAGGATTAACATGGAGTGCATCACTAAGATGCTACTCAGCATATGCTGAAGGTATAACAGGTACAACAACAGTTCAAGTATATTTAGTATCTGGATCATGGAATATGGGAACAGGTAAGTACGTTTATGATCCTGAATATACAAATGGAGTTAGCTGGGATTACAAAGTATCGTCAGGTAGCTCACCTTGGGTACAACAAGGTGGTGACTATTTTCAGAATTTTGTTTGGACTCAATCTTTTTCATATTACAATGATTTAGATTTAAATATAGATTTAAATGGTATAGGAAATGATGTTTGGGATAATGATGGATTTATAATTAAACAATCTAATGAATCTATAAATAATCTGAACTCTCAAGTTAAACTTAAATATTTTTCAAGAGATACACATACTATTTATCCACCATGTTTAGAATTAAAATGGGATGACTTTACTTTTAGTACTGGTTCTTTACCACCATTAACAACACCTCAAGCTGTTATTTCTATAGATGAAAATCCAGGAGTATTTTACCCAGAAAGTATTAATAAATTTAGAGTAAATTCTAGACCCGAGTACCCAGCTAGATCATTCCAAACTTCTTCATATTATACTCAAAATTATTATTTACCAACAGCCTCATATTATGCTATTAAAGACTTAGATACTAATGAGTATGTGATTGATTTTGATAATCAATTTACAAAATTAAGTTGTGATAGTAGTGGAAGTTATTTTACACTTTACATGAACGGCTTGGAACCTGAAAGATACTATACTATATTAATCAAAACAAATATTAATGGTAATACAATAGTATTTGATAACAATTACAGTTTTAAAGTTATAAATGGCTAATTATTCATTAAATAAAACAGTTTACGACTCTACCCAATATAAAAAAGTAGTAGATACTTCTTTTAGTCAATTGGCTCCTCCACTACCACCTAAAGAAGATACTATAACTGTTGGAGAATTTTTTACATATTATAACACAATATTTTATGATATCCCAACAAATGGAAGTATTAATTCTCATGAATACTTAGTTAAAACTAGTGGAGAGTATATAAACGCCTCAGCCCCAAATGAAGAAGTACAATTGTTATTAGATGAAATAACTTCATTAAGACAGCAATTATTAGAAGTACAACAACAAGTTATAAATTTACAAACATCATCAAGTCTAAACATATAATTAAATGGCTATAAACATTAATCAATTAGAAGGTGTTAACATTACAGGGATTCCTCTTGTGGAGTCCTCAATAACCACAGCTTTTTTTAATCCTTCTACTGATTATATTGAGTATGTAATACAATCTGTTACTAATAATAATATTACTTTAGTAAACTATGATTTTAAAAATTACTCTTTCCCAACTAATGGTACAGTCACTAGTAATAATATTAGTGATATTGAATTTAATCCTGAACAGGATTTAAATAGAAGTGGATTTACTTTAGGTAATTATAATACTTACTATAATTTTTACAAAAATCAACTTCAAACCTCTTACATTAACCAAAATCTTTTTATAAAAGAGATATCAGCTGACAGAACAGAATTAAAATTAAATTTTTTATCTTTTCCTATTACATTAGTAAATGATTTAGAAATTTTTAAACAAACTGTTAGCAATGATAATTCAATATATTTTGAAGAATTTTATTTAAATTTTGGAAATAATAATTTAGTTGTAGCTAATAACTTTAATTATGATCCAACAACATATGATGTTATTATTAACTTACTTGACCCATTACCAAGTAATATAACAACTAACACCCAACTATGGATTGTAACTAAAATAGCAGATTCAATAGGGTTTAATATAGAAATAACCCCAGATAGAGTAGAACCTACTATTGTTTTAAATAACATTAAAGGTCCAAATTTTAATTTATCTTTAAATGATAAAATAAATAACTCTACTGATTATATTGATTCTACACAATTGTTTACTACTACTTTAAGTTCATCTTATAGTCAATTAAGTAGTATTTTAGAAGAAAAAGGAATTGAAATCAATATTGATTACTCTGATTTCTCTAATTTTGTTCACTTTTCGTCAGCAGTACAAAGGATAAATAATTTTGTATATAAAGTAGGATTAATAGAAGATTACACAGTTGATTTAAATACTATTAATTCTATAACTGGGTCAACATCTCAATCTATATCTGTTTCATCTAGTAAAGCGTTACTTGAAAATAAAATAAATAATCTTATTACTAATTTTGATGGGTTTGAATATTACATGTATTA